TCACCTCCTTACCGGCATAAAAAAATTGAGCTACACGACCAATCTCTTGGTGTGTAACTCAATTATCGGGGCTGCCTTGCAAAAAGTCAAGAATAAATTACAATAAACTTGTAAAGTTGTATGAACGCACAAAATGAGCCGTGCTATTTGCGGCTTGTTTTGTGCGTTTTTCTGCATTTTGGCATGACAACAGCGCCGGTGGCCTCCGAGGGCTCCGGCGTTCAGCTTTATTGTGCGGCAGATCAGCAGGCGCTCATGTAGCTCCGTAGGAGGGTGGCCGCTGTCTGCCACCCCAGCACCTCCCGTGGATAGTTGTTCATCCACTCCTCTGCCTGGCGTATCTCTGAGATAGGCACCTCATCAAAGTTGGTGCCCTTGGGGAAAAACCGCCTTATTATCCTGTTCATGTTCTCGTTGCTGCCACGCTCATGTGGTGCGTGCGGGTGGCAGTAGTAAACGGTGGTACGCTTTCCTTTCCGGCGGCAGGCCTTTTCCATACCATCGTAGTCTTGAAACTCACAGCCATTGTCCACCGTGATGCTCTGAAACATGGGGTAGAAGTCCTTGCCCAGACGGCGCTCCAGACCGTTGAGCGCCCGGACCACGCTGGCGGCGGTATGGTCTGGCACCGGGAGGATGATGCCCGCCCTGGTGAGCCGTTCCGTGAGCACCACCAGCGCCCGGCTGGAGCCCACGGTGCCCATCACGCTGTCCATCTCCCAGTGGCCAAAAGTAGTGCGGGAGTTGATGATGGGGTCACGCTTATCAATGCGGGGGCCTTTGGCAGCTCTGGCGGCGTTCCGTTGTTCACCGTATTTCTCACCATAGTGGCGGCGGCCCTTTTCGTGCAGGTGCTCCGGGTTGAGGACCAGGAACACATCACCCCGGTAGATGTAATTGTAGAGCGTGGCCTCACAGACCGTGGTGTCAAACTGGGGCGGCTTTGCCTTGAGCTCTGCCAACAAAGCTGCGGGAGAATAGTGCTCCTCCACAATTTTCTGCTCCACATAGTTTGCAAAGTCAATGTCATTGCCAATCTTGAGGTCCGGCCCCTTGGCCCGGAGGTTTTCCTGGTATTTGCGCTCCGCCATCTCCGGGCAGTAGCACCAGATAAACTCATAGTCAGAGGTCATCTGCTGGGTCCAGCCCCGTTTGATTTCGTTGTAGATGGTCTTTTTACACACGCCCAGCGCCTCAGCGATCTTGGCCTTACTGTCACCTACCTTGAGCATCTTTTCAATGACCAGGCGGTCCTCCCATTGCAGTTGATGAAAGCCCTTGTAATTCATGTGATACCCTCCTCAGAATATAAAAAAGCGGCGGGGTGATGAACACCCCGCCAGAAAAGGCTTTACTGCCCGTATCGGGTCAGTAGTTCGGTTGTTTCTCCGTCAGGGAGAATGTCAGCCAATGTGCAGTTGAGAGCCAGGCACAGCTTGAGCAGCGTGGCCAGCTTGGCACCACTCAGGTCTTTTGCACCCTGCTCATAATACTGGAGCATCCGACCATTGATGCCAGCGGCAGCGGCAAGCTGGGACTGTGACATCTGCGCCTCCAGGCGCTTGGTTTGCAGTTTAGAATGGGTCATAGAGCAGCACCTCCGTTTAATGTACTCCGATTATACACCAAAAGGTGTATGAAGTCAAGAACAAAAAAGCGGCCCACGAAAAGTGAGCCGCTGTGTCAGTCTTTGCAGTTTTTGAGCCTTTCGGCCAGCTCTGCCAGCACCGCAACATCACGGTCTGCCAGGCCAGTGACATCCACCGTGGTGAGCCGTTCCAGCCCCAGCAGGTAGTCCGTGGACACGCCAAACACCTTGGCCAGGTCCACCAGGCACGCCGGTGATGGCATAGAGAGCCCCTGCTCCCAAGAGTTCACGCCGTTTCTGGTGATGCCCAGCCGCCGGGAAAGTTCCGCTTGGCTCCAGCCCCTTGCCTCACGCAGGGCTTTGATTTTCTCAGCGATCAACTGCACCGCCTCCTCTCACAAATAATTATAGTTTGCACATTTGGTATGTCATTATCAATAAAGGCTCCAATACTAGACACGCAGACAGGGTGCAAACTATAATGGAGAAAAGTCAAGAATAAACAGAAAAGGACGGTGAGCTGGGTGTATATTCGCTATACAACGGAGAGCAGCCGCAGGTGGTCAGTCACGCCGGATGAGGAGGCTTTCTTGGCAGCTCTGGAGGCGGCACTGCGTCAGGGGCATAAAAGCGTAGCATTGACCATCAGCCGCATGGCCAATGGCGCTCTCTCCGTGAGCAGCCCCAGAGCGTACTTGGGAAAAGTCAAATTGCAGGGCCGCAAGACCTGGATGCAGTATATAGTCCGCAATGATGCGGAAAGCATTGAGGGTGCGCCACTGGAGGAGTACATCCACCATCTCAATTTTTGGGTCAGATCAGCATAGGAGGTTTTGACATGTTCGGAAAGAAAAAGGCACCGCTGCCGGAGGGCATCCGGCTCATGCACTATGTGGGCCTGCCCGGCTTTGCCCAGGATGCGCCCTGCTTTATGGAGCAGACGGCGGAGGCGCTGGTGTTCCGCCGGGTGGAGGGCTCCAGCGTGACCCTGCCGCTGGCCAAGGTTGACAGCTTGGACATCATGGATGAGCGCAATTTTGCGGCCAAGTACAGAGGCACCAGTCCAAACACTTCCCGCACCAATGCGGTCAAGTGGTATGCAGTTTTCACCTATGGGGACAAACATGTGGCCGTTTGGTTTTTGGGCGGCAAGGAAAGCAAAGAGCTCTATGCCCTTAAAAAGCAGATAGACAGCACAGGCCAGGACATCACCCTATAAAGCAAAAAAGCCGGAGAGGTTTGACCCTCTCCGGCTTTCGTCTTATTCAGCAGTTTCTTGTTCTGCGGCAAGCTCTTCCGGCGGCGTGCCGGAGGTCTTGCTCAAGATGAGATTTTTCAATTTCACAAATACCTCTTTGGCATAGAGCACATAGGCCGTGAGCAGCGCCAGGTTGGAGGCGGTCATCAAGTTCACGGTCTGCCCATCCACCTCAATGGCGATGATGTCCGGGTTGAGGTAGCCCGCCATATAAAAGGCAATAAAACAGGCCGCCACGATGATGCCCTTGATGATGCCGTTGCGGAGTTTTACCTTGTCAAAACTGCCGTCAAAGAGGGCGTTGAGGCTGCCCAGCACGATGTTGACGGCCACCAGGAGCACCAGGCCAACGGCCAGATGGATGATGGAAGTAGTCATAAATTTCCTCCTTTACCCCACCAGCGTGAGGTCCTTGATGTTGACAGCCGCCGTGACCACTCCGTTGATGCCGATGACCACACGGGAGCCGTCAATCTGAATGACGGTGTAGGTGGTGGTGTAGACATAGGAGGCCAGACTGCCGCCGTTGTAGGTCTTGGCTCCCTTGGCCACCTTGACCCTGGAGCCCTTGACGATGGCCGGGGCCACCTCCTTGACATCGGCAGCATCCACCCAGCCATAGACGGTGGAGGAGCTGCCGGTGGTCTTGATGAGGTGGTAGGGGTGCTTGCCGGACTTGGCCACGGCGGTGACCTTGGCCTCGCCGGGCTTGCAGCTCTTACCGTTGACGGCCATGGAGCTGATATAGTGCTTGGTGCCCGTAAAGGTCACCACGGAGCCCACAGCAAGCCCAGGAACGGGCTTTTCATCCTTGGCAGGCGTGGATACCTCCCCACCGCCGGAGGGCTTAGAGGATGCCCCAAGGCGGGCATTGACCTCTGCTGCAATCTGGCCGTGTCTGTTATACAGATAGTCACCGGGGCAGGCCTTGTTGGCAAACCAGCGGTGCACGGTCATGTTTTGCTTGTCCACCTGCCCAATAAGGGACTTGTCCGCTTTCCACTTGAGCTCCTTAATGCCATTGCGCTGGCAGATGTCCACGCACAGGTCCACAAGTGCCTTGTATGCGGCATCCGTCACCGCATAGGGGTGAGTGGCATCGCTGGCCACCTCAATAGTGACAGCACGATGGTCATTGCTGCCGGAGGAGGAGCACCAAGAGCGATCTTTTTCCTCAACAGACAGACCAATGGAGCCATCCTTGCCTACCACATAGTTGGCGGAGCAGTCCCGGTCCGTGGTGGCGAAGTAGTCGCACCCTTGTTTGGCGGTCCACTGCCCCACAATGCAGTGGATGGTGATGGTGTCAATGACATGGTTTCTGGGGCTGTTCTTGTGGGGGGACAGCCGGGTATAAGTAACCAAATTGCTATTGCTCAAAACATTGCATCTCCTTTACTCAATCTTTCAGCACGATCTCGGCAGCCCGGAGGGCCGCATCAGCACCGTACTTGTTCGCAAACTTGTTGAGAAAACGCTGGGCGTATTTCGCCCGGTTTTCATTCTTGCTTTTCCAGTAGTAAAAGCCGCCCCAGGCACCATCTGTCACAAAAGAGGTGCCGGTGAGCGCCGCAATGGCTGTGACATCATGGTCCGTGAGCGTCCCCACTATCGTGGTGATGCAGAGGAGGACGGAAATGCAGATGTGCAGCACCAGCATTTTCTTTGAAAACTCCATGCGCCCTCCTCTCCAGCTCAGGCCTGAGAGGCGGGGCGCTTATCGTCCCGGACCTCAAGCTCATGGATGGTATTGACCAGCGCCGTCACGGTGCCATTGCCGCCCAGAGCGTGGTACTCCTTATACATGGCATTGACATTCTCAAGGCCGTGCAGAGTTATCCAGCCACGCTCCTCATAGTGATAATAGGATTGCACGATGCGGTCACGGAGGAGGGCCTGGACCCCCAGCTCTACCGCCTTTTGCCGTGCGTCTGCCTGCTTGTATTTCTTGTAGAGGTAGCCAACGGCGGGGACGGCTACCACAGTGATGATGGTGGAGATGATAGACCAGTAGCTCCTCAGCGTTTCCAGCATCCTTTTTGTCCTCCTGTTGTTCAAAAATGAGAGGGGCACACCACACGGGTGTGCCCCTCCTGCTGGGCTGGGGCTTTAGACCTCAACCTCCAGGTCTGCCAGGATTTCCTCCACCTGCTTACGCAGCAGAGCGGGCACCTGGTCAATGGTCTTGCGGCCCTTGATGATGAGGGTAGCATACACAACAGCCATGTCTTGCACCTCCTTTCTCAACAGAAATAAAGCAAGCCGCAGGCGGAGCTCACGCATCGGTGCTCTCCTCCAGCAGCTTGGCAACAGCGTCACGCAGGTTGGCGGGGACATCATCCAGGGTCTTGAGGCCCTTGCGGATGAGGGCGGCATATACCTTAGCCATTCTCTCCACCTCCTGCCAGCATCTCATAGACCTCCGTGAGGGCCACCTGGGTGTTGGTCAGGTCCTCCTCCGTTGCTTGGAGCCGGGTCTTGAGCTCTTTGTTTTCCTTGGTCAGTTCCTCCAGGGAACGCTTGCGCTCATGCTTTGCCTTGAGGCTCGTGTTGTCATAGTAAACAGCCATTATTCAAAAGCACCTCCGATGTTAGAAATATAGCCGCCGGTGTCGCTGGCTCCCCGCTCAACAGAGAGCTTGAAGTTGAACGCAAAGCCGTTGGCGGCGGTCTTATTGGTAAACACATGGTTTGCGCCATTCTTGACATCCGCCGTGGCATCCTCCCAGACGGGGGTGGTGTCCTTGGCGTTGTTGGTGACCAGCACCTCCATGACCGCATCCGCAGGCAGGGTGCCCACGATGTTCATAACCATCACAGAAATGGCATCATCCGCCGCCAGCGGCGCTGCCAGCGTGACCGTGGCCTTGGTCACCTTTTTGGCAAAGGTCATCGTGTAGGCGGCGCTGTCAGCCTTGCCGTCAGAGGCCACCACCTTGAGGGTGTGGGAGCCGTTGAGGATTTTCTGCCAGTTGGCAGCCGTGACAGCTTGGAATGTGTTGACCTGGCCCAGGGTTGCGGTGTAGGTGCGTTTGAGCACATTGTCCAGGTACTCCTTGACCGTCACGGTGTCCCCGTCCACATCGTTGACCGTGTACTGGAAGTTAAAGCCCGCCGTCTTGGTGCCCAGGTTGGAGCCGTTGGCCGTGGAGCTGGTGATGGTGGGCGCAGTGTTGACGGACACAGTGCCGTCATCGCTCACAGAGAGGGTGGAGGGGAGAGTGAAAGCGGGGCGGGACCCGTGGGTGTTGGTGCAGTCGCCGTCGCCGACATTGCCATTGGTGCCCAAGCAAACGGCGCTGCTGGCGCCGTTCGTGCCCGGGGAGCGGGTCCACTGAACAACGGCGGAGCCGTTCATGTAGGCGATCTGGAGAGAGCTGGCGATTTCCAGCGCCGTGCCCTCCACATTAAACCAGCTTGCCGATCTGTTCAGCTCAGTGGCAGACAGCAGGAAGATGGCCCGCTGGAGCGTGCCAACGGTGTTGTTGCCGTTGCCGGGGGTGTACTTGATTTTCGTGGTGCCGATGACCCCACGGATGTCTGCATCAAGCAGGTTTTTGTAGGTGCTGTTGAGCCAGCTATCAATGGCGCTGGAGGCGTAGGCATTGACATTGGAGCTGTGCCACTGGCGGGTGTCATAGCAGTCCTTGCGGACCACCAGCGTGCGGCCCATGCCGTTGAGGGAGTTCTCATAGTTGTGCTTGGCAACATAGAAGCTCACCAGCTTGCCGTTTTCTTTGAGCTGGATGATACTGCCCACAGCTTTGTTGCCCAGGGTGGTTGTGGCCATAGATCAGATTTCCTCCTTTAGAATATTTTGCACACGGTCCCGCACCTGCTGGCGCAGGGCCCAAGTGTTGCCATGTGCGGCGTGGGCATCCCACGCCTGCCAGGATTGCAGGATTTGCTCACGGGTCACCAGGCCCGCCGGGTATTCCTTTTCCCAGTGGCGGAGCTTGGCACGCATCCGCTTGATGCTGCTGTGCCGCAGCTTGCGGATGACCTTGCCGCTCTCCGTCAGGTAGGTGTGAAAGCCCAAAAAGTCAATGCCGTTGCGGATGGGAAAGATTTGGGTTTTCTCATTCAGTTCCAGCCCCAGGCTATCCATGTAGGCCCGTATTTCCTGGAGGCAGAATTGCAGGTATTCCTTGTCCGGGTGGATGAGGAAAAAGTCATCCATGTAGCGGCCATAGTATTGGATGTGGAGCTGTTCCTTGACGAAGTGGTCAAAGTCATCCAGGAACAGGAGGGCAAAGAGCTGTGATGTCTGATACCCCAGCGGCAGGCCGTCAGAGCAGTCAATATAGATGCAAAGCAGGTCATAAACAACAGGCTCAAGGTCCAGCTTTTTGAGCTTTTCCTTGAGCTTGTCATGGTTGATGCTTGCAAAGAAATGGCGGACATCACACTTGAGCACCCAGCCCTCAGCGGTGTGGTGCTTATTCCAGTAGTCCGTGAAAAATCCTTTGAGCCGGTCCAGGCCGAAGTGCAGGCCCTTGTTCTTTTGGGATGCGTAGTTGTCCAGGATGAAACTGCGGGTGATGCGGTCATAGAGGAGATTGTCCACTATGGCGTGCTGGACCACCTTGTCCACAAAAGCGGGTGCCTGCACCAGCCTTTTCTTGGGCTCATAGACATAGAACACACGAAACACACCGGGCCTGTAAATCTTGGTTTTTAGGATATAGACCAGGTTGACGATGTTCTCAAGCAGGCGCACCTCATAGTGTGCGGTGGCGGCTCTGGAGCGTTTGCCCCGCCGGGCGGCCAGGTATGCCGCATAGATCACTGCAAAGGTGCATATTTCAGAAAATTTCATACAAACGGATGGCCCCCTATCAGTGTTCGGCTGGCCAGCCTCTCCTCATGCGCTGTGTAGGTGCCGCATGATAGGACCAGTAGCCCCGCCACTTTTCTGGAAAGCAGCGGGGCATCAGCGCAATGTGTTTGCCTTGGCCTCACCAAGGCTGGGTATGACCTCCTTTGATGTGATGGATGGCACGGTTTTGGGCTTTGGGCCTACTCAGTCAGGCCTTACCATCAGAGCGGGGCGGGACCCGTTGGTGTTGGTGCAGTTGTTGTTGTTGACATTGCCATTGGTGTTCAAGTAAACGGCGTTGTTGGTGTTGTTCGTGTTCGGGGAGCACAGTGGAAAAATAGGTCATACCCAAATATAACAGCTCTCGGCTGGTATATCCTTTCAGGGGTTGCGGGCCAGGGCCTCAGCAATTTGCTGGGCCATCTGGCCCATTTTGGCAAGCTCCTGGTTGGCCTTTGCCTCACGCAGAGCGGCGGCACGGTTGCTGTCATTGCGTTTCCAGTTGAAAGCCTTTTGACGGACCGGGCGCACCAGCTCTGCCCAGTAGTGGCACTGGTCACCAGAGATGTACTTGCGCTTATAGCTCAGGTTGATGTACTGGTTGAGAGTGTCGCAGAGGACGATGACCTCATCAAGGTCCTTGAGGCGTTCCTCATACTCAGTTTCAAAATAACGGCCATGTCATTGGCCTCCTTTACTTGCAGATATTATCCAGCTCTGTGTTGGAAATGGCCACAAGGTCCTCCGCAAGCAT